ACACTTAATCACTTTTCGGAACGTATCAATATATATAATGAACAAAGCTTTGATTACGATATTGTTCCAGTTCAGTTAAAAGATAAATAATTATAATGGAATTTCCACCTAATCTAAGTTTGACAGAGAAGCCAACACCTGAGCAGTTAGCTGAGGAATCAAATGGTGTTTATGATGTTGATGGAAAGGATACTACTCACCACCTATATGGAAAGAAGTGCCCTGAGCTGTCTGAGCGTAATAGAAGAACTAATGATTGGAAAGGAGAGAAGAACCCTTGGTATGGAAAAGATAGGTCTGGTGATAAGAACCCTATGTATGATAATAACCATACAGAGGAATCTAAGAAGAAGATAAGTGAAGGCAAGAAGGGTGTAACTCCTGACCAATCATATCTAACTGATGAGATAAGGAAGATACGGTCAGATAGGATGAAGGCATATAATAAAGCAAGGCGTGGTGAAAAGCGTGGACCAAGGAAGAAAGATGGATAAACTCCAAATAGCAGATAAAGACGAGAACAGTAGTCCCTATAAGATCCTAAAAATGATTGATGGGTCTGATGTGCTATGTAAAATTATTCAAGAGTACTCTGATGCTCTTGTTGTTGAATGTCCTATGTCTGTTACAAAACAACAGGTATTTGATAAACCAGATCATATGGTAGAACATACAGGATTACAACGCTGGGTAAACTTCACTAATGATATTAAATTTGTCATTAATAAAGGACAGATACTCGGTTGGGGTAATCTTGCACCTGAAGTAATTATTTACTATAAAATGATATCTACTAAAGCAAAAGAAGAAGCTGGTCTTGAAGCAACTAAAGATGAAAATGAAGATGAGTTGCTAGAAAAGATTAGAAATAATATTGAAAGGTTGTCTGAGATTATGGAACCAGAGGATGACATTAAAGAGGTTACACATTTACAACCTAAAAAGATACTTCATTAGTGTATTCTCTTTCTCTCGGAGACACTGCTGTTTATTTTATCACAGAAAATAGGATTTGTCAATAGTAAATTGAAAAAAATGAAACTTTTATTGAATTATTTTTTGAGTTTGTTTAGAAAGGAAAAACTTCGTATGTGGGATCATTATTGTGATGTCGAAAAAGATTTTATAGAAACTGCTGTAGGAGAAGAATGTAACTGGTGTGGTAGAACTGAATGAAAATATATTATACCAAGTATTGGCCAGAGGTTAGGCTTGACAATACCTTATAGCTATGAGATAATATAAGTGTTCAAGTAGAAAAGGACACGAACATGAGTGAAAGACGTTTTATATATCTGGCAGGACCTATTGCTGGATTAAATGAACAAGAAGCAACAACGTGGAGAGGATGGGTTAGTGAAAATCTACCTCACGGTATTATTGGCATTTCGCCTTTAAGATGTGAACCTCTCAAAGAGGGTATGGTTTATACAGATGATGGTGCAACTGATCCTATGTGGTCAGATGCTCGTGCTATTAATGCAAAGAATTGGCTTGATACAGAGTCAGCAGATTTAGTACTGGCATATCTACCTAAAGAGATGAATGATAGACGACCTTCTATTGGAACTATTATTGAAATTGGATGGGCAATCGGTTTGAGAAAACCTTTAGTTGTTGTATCTGATGATGATTATATAATGGAACATCCTCTTATTCAGCGTAATGCTTCTTGGAGACTGGATAATCTCCAAGATGCTGTAGAAGTTATTACAGGCCTATTTGGAGATTATGTGAAATGAGGAAACAACTCCAATGGCGCAACAAAAAAGAGTTCATTATGTAGACAATAAAAAGTTCTATGCAGCAATTATTGAAAGAAAAAAATTAATTAAAGAAGCTGAAGCGGTTGGTGAAGAACCTCCGCAGATCAGCAACTATTTGGGTGAGTGTATTTTAAAGATTGCAAATCACCTATCATACCGACCAAACTTTATAAACTATACCTATCGGGAAGAAATGATTTCCGATGGCATAGAAAATTGTTTGCAGTATATAGATAGATTTGATCCTGAAAAATCAAAGAACCCTTTTGCATATTTTACACAAATCATTTATTATGCATTTGTTCGTAGAATAACAAAAGAAAAGAAACAACAATCTATCAAAGAAAAGATGTTGAAAGAAAGCAATATTGAGGAGAGAATAGCTCTACAAGCACATGATGATGAGCGTGACTATCAGCAACAATTTGTTGATATGCTAGACAAATATACTTTTCATGCTGACGACTAAATATGAAAGTAGCGATAATTACAGACACGCACCATGGCGGTAAGAACGATAATGTTTCCTTTGCACAATTCCAACGAAGATTCTACCAAGACACTTTTTTCCCAATACTTGAAAGGGAAGGAGTTACAACGATACTCCATCTGGGCGATTGTTTTGATCGTCGTAAGTATTCTAATTATGCTAGCCTGAAGGCAGCGAAAGAGATGTTCTTTGAACCAGCACGGGACTATAATGTTCATATGTTGGTCGGCAATCACGATTGTTACTACAAGAACAACAATGAGGTAAACTCTATCTCATTGACTTGCGCTGAGTATTCCAACATAACTCTGTATGAAAGTGTTCCAGAAGTAGCAAATATCGGCGGAGCTGATATTCTATTCATACCTTGGATTGCACCTGCACACTATGCCGAGTCAGTAGACATTATTGCATCGGCACCAGCAGATGTTGCCATGGGTCATTTAGAAATCAACGGTAACGAAATGATGCCAGGACTTCTTTGTGACCATGGACTAGACAGAGATTTATTCAAACGATATGAACGAGTGTTTTCTGGACACTATCACGGGCAACAAGACGATGGTCATATTCGTTATCTGGGTGCTCCATATGAGATAACTTGGAACGATTATAACACAGCAAAAGGTTTCCATATCTATGACACTGACACCAGAGAGTTTGAGTTTTACCAGAACCCAAATAGACTATTTAAGAAAATCTTTTATGATGACACTAAAGAAGATATGATGAATGTTGATTTGTCTGAATATGAAAACACTTATGTAAAAATATTTGTGGTAAATAAAACTGACTTCTATCTTTTTGATAAGTTTGTGGAACGATGCTATAACGAGGGAAACTTTTTTGAATTGAAGATTGTTGAGGACTTTAGTGACCTTGACCCAAACGCTATTGCAGATGAAACACTAGAAGAAATAGAGGATACAATGTCATTACTAGAAAGGTATGTAGGTGAGATTGATAGTGAAGCATTAGATAAGACAAAATTGAATAGGATGTTAAAATCATTATATATAGAAGCAAGTGAAATAGAATGAAGAAAGTATTATACTACATTTTTATATTTCCATTGGTCTGCATAAAGAATGGACTTGATCCCAATTGGTGGGCAAGTTATATAGGTGAAAAAACTGGTACATATGAGAAAGCTCGTAACAGTAAACTAGCAAATTGGTCTCGTAGTTTAACAGGATGGAAATGGTGGGCATGGCAGATAGGTGGTGGATTGCTAGGTGTCCTTGTTTTTGAATTCTTATTAAATTTGATAGGCCTAAGTATGTTGCCTTGGAGATGGTAGAATGATTACATTCCGAAAAGTAGAATTTCGCAACTTCCTATCAACAGGCAATACACCAACAGAAATAGAACTAGACAAACATAACACTACACTGATTATCGGTGACAACGGGTCGGGCAAGTCTACCGTACTTGATGCATTGTGTTTTGGTTTGTTTGGTAAGGCGTTCCGTAATATCAAAAAGGACCAACTGGTCAACTCAGTGAATGAGCGTGACTGTAAGGTTGAAGTCTTTTTTGATATTGGTAGACAGAAGTTTCATATCATTCGGAGTATTAAACCCAATCGGTTTGAGATATACAAGAACGGTAAGATGTTGAACCAAGACGCCAGTGTTCGTGACTACCAGAAACATTTAGAGAATAATATTCTTAAGCTAAACTATCAGTCATTTACACAGGTGGTCATTCTTGGATCATCATCTTTTATTCCGTTTATGCAACTGACTCCAAAGAATCGTCGTGATGTTGTAGAAGAAATCTTGGACATTAAAATATTTTCTATAATGAATACGATTCTCAAAACACGAATCAAACTTCTGAAAGAAGAACAGAAAGATATTGCACACCAATATGAAATGACTGAAACACAGATTGATATGGCAGAACGACATATTGAAAAGAGTAAAGAAAATAGTAAAGAAAATAAGAAGGCACTTGAACAGAAGATTGCTCAGAATGAAATTGAGATGAACAACTTAACTGCTCAGATTAATATGTTACAAAATAAGATTGTCGAGTGGAATGACCATGTTTTACCTAGACAACAGAAGTTGCATGATGATGTATACGAACTGAATAAGATAAAAGACAAATTGGATATGAAGTCCAGCAAGGCCAAAGAAGAAATCACATTCTTTGAGGAGAATGATAACTGCCCAACTTGTGAGCAACATATAGATGAGGACTTCAAACAGAAGGCGATTGAAGAACGCACAAACAAGATGATAACCAGTGCTTGTACTACTACAAAACTCAAAGTAGAAATTGCTTCTATGGATGCTCGTGTACAAGAGTTTAAACAACATGAAAAAATTAATCGTAACCATGAAGTTGAAGTAGCAAAGAATACAGCATCATCAAACTCTATCATTACTTTTAATAAACAGCTGATGCAACAGATAGATAACTTTAATAAGGCAGACGCTGAACTTGCAGAAGAAAAAACAAAACTTAAAACATACCAGAGTCAACTCAAGACGATTAAAAAGAGAAAAGAAAAACTAACAGAAGATAATAACTATCTATTGATTGCAAGACAACTGCTACAGGACTCAGGTATCAAGACAAAGATCATTAAACGGTATCTACCAGTGATGAACAAACTAATCAATAGTTATCTGTCTGCACTTGAGTTCCCTGCTCAGTTTGAGTTGGATGAGGAGTTTACAGAAACTATTAAGAGTAGATACCGAGATGTATTTTCTTATGCTAACTTCAGTGAAGGTGAGAAGATGAGAATAGACTTGGCATTACTCTTTACATGGCGCCAGATTGCCAAGATGAAGAACAGCACAAACACTAACCTGTTGGTGCTTGATGAAATATTTGACAGCAGTTTAGACTATAACGGAACGGATGAGTTCCTAAAAATATTAAATACTTTAAGTAATGAAAATGTGTTTATCATATCACACAAATCAGATTTGAGTATAGATAAGTTCGATCATATGATCCGTTTTGAGAAGCAACAGAATTTTAGTAAGGTGACAACATGAAACTTGTAAATGAAAGTAGTTCTATATTAATTAAAAAATGTGAGCCATTTGACTTTGAGAATCCTATAATGGATCCTTATGAATTGTCTGATGGGTTACAGAAGATTCGCCGACAAGATGGTGGTGTTGGTTTGGCAGCACCTCAAGTGGGTATAGATACACGAGCATTGGTAATCGGTATGGGTAATTTTGAAACAGAAGGTGTGAATGATTACGATCAGATATTTTTTAATCCTGAAATTATTGAAACTAATGCAGAACAAATGTATATGATAGAGGGGTGTTTGAGTTTTCCTAATTTGTTTATTAAGATTAAGAGACCTACAGAAATTATTTTAAAATGGGAAACTGAAGAAGGTACTGAATGTAAAGAAAAGTTTATTGGTATGACATCCAGAATATTGCAACACGAAGTAGATCATCTTAATGGTATTACTTTTTTACAGAGAGCTAATCGTTTCCATTTACAAAAAGCTCAGAAAGATAGAAAGTTATCAAATAGAAGAAAGGAAAAAATAGATGGTGAGTAAAAGTAAAAATAAAGTTTTTGATTGTGTTATGACTCTAATAGGTAGGAGATTACCACATCGGAGTCCAGCTTTTGATAAACTGAAAGATGATGACTATATTACTTTATTAAGTTGGTGTGAAGATTGGGAACCAGAAAAAGTATATAAGACAGCTTATAAACAATCACATATAGATTACATTCAAACCTGGGATGAATGGTCAGTTGATATGAAGCCTTTACCTTTAGTGGTAAGGGAAGAGTTAAAGAGAGCACTGATAATGCATGAAAGACGAGGAAATTTAATGTCTATTAGAGCTTATGCTTGGTTCTATGATTTGGTCAGCCGATTAGCAACCATAAGCTTTTGGGCATTAGTCATTATAACTTTTTTATATTGGATTGCTTGACACGATCATAATATTATGGTATAATGTATATATACATTGTGAAAAATGTATAAATAGTAATAGAGAAATGCCTTAGGGGTTTCTCGCTTTATAATAACCTTGCATAAATGGAGGCAAATAAAATGGTTACACAATCTAAAGCAATCGCAAACATCTGGGATCAGTTCCAGAATTTCGACAGAAACACACTAACACCTTATGCCGTAGGCTTTGATCGGGTATTTGACCGATTGAATGACTATGCAATGCATCAGGCAACCTCAACAGGTTTTCCACCTTACAACATTCGTAAAGAAGGTGATACTAATTTCACAATCGAATTGGCACTTGCTGGTTTGACCCGTGATGAGATTGAGGTTGAAGTTGCAGAAGGTGTCCTTACAGTTCGTACCAAAGAAACAAAGGAAGAGACAGAAGGTTCAAAGCTTCTTCCAGAGTTTCTTCATCGTGGTATTTCCTTTCGCAAGTTTTCCCGCAAGTGGACTTTGGCAGATGATATTGTTGTCAAAGACGCAAAGATGGAAAACGGTATGCTCTTGATTCATCTTGAGAGAATCGTACCGGAAGAAAAGAAACCAAAACTAATCAAAATTAGTTAAAATCAGTGTGGGGTGGCAGACACACGTCCCAGGGTCCACCACCAAATACCTGTCGGAGGCAGAGTTTGTCCACCCCACATTTTCTATTGACATTTGGCCTTTATTATGAGATAATAAGTACATGGCAAAAATAAATTATGCGTTTAGTGAAGATAAAGTTATTCGTGATCTACAAAAATATGTAGATGGTACTTATGATAAGCATTATGCTCAACGACAGTATCAGGCTACACAGTTCATAGAAGATTGTGGTCACGGTGAAGG